TTTAATGTCTAACAAGGAGTCTTCTCTCATGAAATCTTTTTTTGAATTTATTCAATCTGAACTACCGATGCAGGGTCGCCCGGATATAATATCTGAGGGTGTTTACGATAAGAACATATTCAAGGTAGTATTTTTGGCTGGAGGCCCAGGTTCGGGTAAGTCATATGTCAATGGAAAAATTCTAACCGCGCACGGCCTGCGAGTAATCAATAGTGACGTTGTTTTTACTCTACTTCTGAAGCGCGCCGGATTAAGTCTCAAGATGCCCGATAGCGAAACCGATGCTCGAAATATCTCGCGAGATAAAGCCAAAATTATTACGGATAATAACCTCAAGACTCTTCTAAGTGGTCGCCTTGGATTGGTCATCGATGGCACCGGGCATGATTTTATTAAAATTAAAACCATGAGCGACAACATGAAAGATCAAGGATATGATAGTTATATGGTATTCGTGAATACATCTATTGAAGTAGCACTGAAGCGAAATGCCGGACGAGAGCGTTCGGTATCTGATAAACTCGTAAAGGAACGCTGGCAGGCCGTACAGAACAATATCGGTAAATTCCAAAATTATTTTGGCGCTGCCAATTTCATCGTCGTGGATAACAATGTCGGCAGTGAAGATATTATGAATAAGGCCTATAAACAAACGATGAAATTTATGGCTAGGCCGGTAGCTAATCACGTGGCTAAAAAGTGGATTGAATCGGAAAAGGAGAAGAAGCGTTCTGCATTCAAATCTAAATGATAAAAAATATACTTGACATTACGAAATCAATACTATATACTATGATGTGAGTTGCCATTGTGGGGCTCACATTATAAACCCTCGCTTAATAGGAGAAGAATATGAACGATTCAGTTGGAGACTTTACTAAGTACGACCCGTTTTTCATCGGATTTGATGAAGTGTGGAAACGCCTAAACCTCGCCGCAGGTCAGGCCACGACCGCGGTAACTTATCCTCCGTATAACATTCGCAAGATCGAAGAGCATCGATACGTACTAGAACTGGCTGTTGCTGGATTCGCGCGTACCGATATAGACATCGATATTGCCGCCGGCGTTCTAAAGATTGTCGGTAAGATCAATCGCGTAGACAAGGAATCTCTTTTTCTGCACAGAGGTATCGCCGAACGGGCCTTTACGCGCACATTCAATTTGGCCGATAATGTCAAAGTACAAAATGCCGAAATGGTCAACGGTATGCTTCGAGTTTGGCTTGAAGCAGTTCTACCCGAACATAAGAAGCCCAAGAAGATTCATATTGGCGATGGTTCCAGAACCAATACCCAGTCGGCCGAATTCGGCGCCGAATTGCTGTCGGAATAAGGCAATGAAACTTAAATCTTCTAAGGTAGTTGGGCCAATAGTATTGCGTGCAATTTCTCGCGTTAAGGAATACTTTGTTCATACTAGTGAGATTGACCGGTACCTAAATAATTCGGTCGATCACTGCGATCTTGAGAATCGTATGAATAACGTAGCGAGAAATAATATGAAGAGCCATAGATATTTCTATAGTTACATGTAACTTATAGTGAATGGGGAACTACAGTATGAACATTATCGTTATTCGTCTTATTACAAGTGAAGAAATTATTGCTGAAGTTCGCCCAGAAAAAAATGCGAATGCGATGTTTGGTAAGCTAAAACTTATCAACCCCGCGGCTATCATTACGAGACAAGATCCTGGAGGGCAGCCAAAAATGGGTTTGGCTGATTGTGTTCCTATGGCCGACGCAAAGGAAGTACTCATAAATGAGAATGTGATTCTGTTCACATACAAGCCCGTCGTTGAACTTATTAACGCATACAATAAGGCGTTCGGCTCTGGGCTGATAGTCTCTGGAGCTAAGTTTACCGCGTAGGGAATCATTCTCTTCGAAATTTATCTTTACAAAGACTCAATAATATAGTATAATCATAATATGAAATTTTATACGAATGCTATTGAGAAACGCGGCCAGATTCTGCTACGCGGGTATGAGAACGGGCGACAGTTCACTCGACGAGTGAAATACGAACCCACATTATTTGTTCCTAATAATAAGCCCGATTCGACCTGGAAGTCGATTCATGGTAAGCCTCTTGCTCCAATGCCGTTTTCCTCGATATACGAGGCAAAGGAATTTGCAGAGAAATACAAGGACGTAACGAACTTTGAGATAAGCGGGTTAACCCGGTTCGTATACGCATATCTCAATGAAGAATACTCAGGAGAAGTGCGCTATGATCGAGAATTGATTCAAGTAGTCAATATCGATATCGAGGTAGCATCGAACAATGGCTTCCCGTCTGTTGATGCCGCGGCCCAAGAAATCACAGCCATCACACTTAAAAAAGACAATGTATTTTACGTATTTGGTTGTGGTGTATTCAATACGAATAGAGCAGATGTTAAGTATGTTCGCTGTAAGAACGAGCGCGAACTTCTATTGGCATTCATTGCGGAGTGGGGCCGAGGTGGATACCCCGACGCAGTGACTGGTTGGAATATCGCGTACTTTGATATTCCATACATTATCAATCGAATGAAGCATATATTCGAACCGTCTACAATTGAGCAGCTATCCCCATGGAAGGCCTTTAGCAGTCGCGTCGTGAAGATCAACGGGCGCGAAAACACTACAATTTCGATTGTGGGTGTAGCTACTCTTGACTATCTTGAAATGTATCGTAAATTTACGTACACTCAGCAAGAATCATATCGTCTGGACAATATAGCGCAGATCGAACTGGGTGATCAAAAGCTTGACTATTCTGAATATGAAACTCTACATGAATTATACGAGAAGAACTTTCAAAAATTCATAGAGTATAACATCCACGACGTTGATATCGTTGATCGGCTAGACGACAAGATGAAGCTGATTGACATGGTTCTTACTCTAGCATATGACGCGAAAGTCAATTACGAGGATGTATTTTCGCAAGTACGCATGTGGGATGTCCTAATTCACAATCATTTGTGGGCCAAGAACATCGCGGTTCCACCCAGCAAGGAAAATAAAAAAGACGCGACGTATACGGGAGGCCACGTTAAGGTTCCTAAGATCGGTATGCACGATTGGGTCGTCTCGTTCGATTTGAATTCGCTATATCCTCATTTGATCATGCAGTTCAATGTCGGGCCCGACACTATATCGAGGCTTGGTTCTCCGGACACGGCTATCAATGATATTGATATTAGCATAGATGAGCTTCTAGATGAGGATATCGAACTGCCGATCATCGAGGGCTATAGTCTAGCGGCTAATGGCACCTATTTCTCAAACGAGAAGCGCAGCTTTTTAGCTGAAATGATGCAGCGTCTATATGAAGATCGTGCGCGATATAAAATTAAAATGATTGAGGCGCAGAAAGCATATGAGACTGAGACTGATAAAAAGAAGAAGCGTGAGCTAATCAAGGACATATCTCGGTATAAGAATATGCAGATGGCCAAGAAAATTCAATTGAATAGTAGCTATGGTGCTATCGGTAATCCATACTTTCGATATTTCGATTTGCGACTGGCTATGGCGATTACTCTCGGCGGGCAGCTAGCTATTCGTTGGGCCGAGAATGGCATAAATAAATATATGAATACACTATTAGGAACACAGTCATATGACTACGTTATTGCGGCGGATACAGATTCTCTATATCTCGACTTTAGTGGGTTGGTACGTAAGGTCTTTAAAGATCCAGACGCTGTATCAAAGGCTCGCGTGGTCTCCTTTCTGGATGATGTGGCTAGAGAAAAGTTTAAACCGCTTATCGATTTACTGTATAAGAATCTTGCTATTCGGACAAATTCATTCCAACAAAAAATGAACATGACCCGCGAGTCGATTGCGGATCGAGGATTATGGACAGCCAAGAAACGATACATTCTAAACGTATACGACTCCGAGGGCGTGCGCTACAACGAGCCTAAGTTAAAGATCATGGGCATCGAGGCCGTGAAATCATCTACGCCAAAATCATGTAGATCAGCCATTAAGACTGCTATAAATATCATTATGACGGGCACGCAAGAATCTCTGCATGAATATATTATTCAATTTCGCAAGGAGTTCAATACTCTACCATTTGAGGACATTGCGTTTCCGCGCGGAATAAATTCAGGATTAGATGATCGAGCCAACAACAGCACTATTCCCATTCACGTTCGCGGCGCTCTACTATTCAATAAGCATATTAAGATTCTTAAATTGACGCGCAAATATGAATTGATCAAAAATGGAGAGAAGATTAAATTCTGCTATCTCCTTCTTCCCAATCATATGAATGATAACGTCATTTCAATTTTATCGAAGTTGCCCAAAGAATTTAATCTAGATAAATATATCGACTATAACACACAATTCGACAAGGCTTTTCTAGGCCCAATGCGTACTATTCTTAATGCAATCAAATGGACGGAAGAAAAGATAAATACAGTTGAGGACTTCTTCACATGACAGCACATACAATTGTAATTCCCGCAGAATACCAGGCCTTCGATTATGGGTTCTCTGGAGTAGATTCGCCTGAAGTTAGAGTCGAAGTACCTGTAGCAGTCTCTCCTGGCTCTCCAGAACTCGAAGAGAAAATCGACGATCTAGCAGGCAAGATCGATGCTCTATCGAAGCTCATGTATCGACTTGAAGAAACCGATAATGAAAATACAAGTGAAGCTGAGCTACGCGACAAGATTCGTATGCTGGAAGCCATTACTGTACCTCTGTTGAATAATCTTCTTAAGACAGCAGATAAGGATTATATTTTTTGGCCTAAGCGTGGGCCTACCATCGAGAAGCAATTACAGAAGGTTCTTGAAATTACTCGCGGTAAATGAAAAATCAATCGAGAATTAATCTAGACAACGTATTGGCATTGACAGCAGGTATAGCGATATCCGCGATCTCTGCGTGGTATTCTATAGTAGGGCTTACTGCTATATTTGCTGGTGCGTTTTGGTCTATTGTAATCATGGGTGCCACACTAGAGATCGGTAAAATAGTTACGGCGACTTATCTCTATCGAAACTGGAAATCATTATCACTACTCATAACGACGTATTTCATATCGGCCGTAATGATTCTAATGGCCATAACGAGCATGGGCACTTTTGGATATTTAAGTAAGGCTCATATCGAACATACATCTGACTCGCAAAATATAGACGCAAAACTAGAACGCATAGATCAGATGATTACGCGCGAGCGCGAGCGTATAGTTCGTGCTGAGCGTGTGCAATCCCAGCTTGACGCAAGCATCAATAGTCTAATTGATCAGAAGTATGTGGTAATAGGATTAGAGGCTAGACGCAAACAAGAAAGTGAACGTAAGGATATAGCCGAAAGAATTAGAGAATATCAGACTACTATCGATAAGCTTACCGACGAAAAGATTCCTCTACAGCAATCAATGCGAGATGCTCGGCGAGAAGTTGGGCCTATTCGATATGTCGCTGAATTGATATATGGGTCAAGCGATACGGAGTTAATGGAAAGATCGATTCGAGGAATCATCATATTGCTGGTTCTTGTACTTGATCCTCTAGCCATATTGCTAATTATGGTATCGACTCATAGAGCAATCCCAATCGTGGCCACATCTAAGGCTAAGTATAACAAGTGGCTTAGAGAAAATGCGAACGCCGTAGAGACAGATGGGAACGAATGGAACGATATGGGCGTGGTAATTAGAAAAAAATAACTTTACAATGAACAGTAATTGCGCTATACTGAACTAGGAGTAAGAAATGAATACGGTTATGATTATATTGATAGTTATGGCAAATACTGTGGTGTGGCACGTAGTTCCATACAATAGCTATGAAGAGTGTTATAATTCCTTGAAATATAAAATGACGATTAGCGAAAATTCCATGCGCTGGTGCATGGATGGTAATAACGTGACAAGAAAGTAATACATTATGGCTAAGGCAAAAAGCAATTTCTTCCGCAATATGGTTAATGATATTGGTGATATCGATACTCATATTATGGACGATGGGCTGCACTCTTCTGAATTTACGGGAACGATTGATACTGGCTCGTATATCTTGAACGCAGCTATTTCTGGTAGTATCTACGGTGGTGTACCGAATAACAAGATTATTGCGATTGCGGGTGAAACCGCAACAGGCAAGACATTCTTTGTTCTTGGTATTGTAAAGCGGTTCCTAGATGATAATCCCGAAGCCGGTGTGATATATTACGATACAGAAGCGGCTGTCACAAAAGCCATGATGGTTGATCGAGGAATCGACACCTCTCGCGTCATTGTGTCAGAACAAACTACGGTGCAGGGCTTTCGAACTCATGTTATGCGAACGCTAGACAAATATATCGCAAACGACATATCTACTAGGCCGCCGATGATGTTCGTTCTAGATTCTCTGGGAATGCTTTCGACAGAGAAAGAAATTTCAGATATCGGAGAAGGTAAAGATACGCGAGACATGACTCGGGCCCAGCTTATTCGAGGTACATTTCGTGCGCTATCTCTACGAATTGCAAAAGCCCGCTCACCCATGCTAATTACGAATCATACATATGCTGTAATTGGCGCTTATGTTCCGCAGCAGGAGATTAGTGGTGGATCAGGCCTAAAGTACGCAGCATCTCAAATCGTAATGCTATCTAAGAAAAAGGATCGCGTGGGCACAGATGTAGTAGGCAACATCATTCATTGTAAGATGTACAAGAGCCGCTTCACTAAGGAAAATAAAATGGTCGATGTACGACTATCCTATGACACGGGATTAGATCGATACTATGGGCTACTTGAATTAGCGGAGAAGTATGGTCTAATCAAAAAGGTTACGACACGATATGAGCTTCCCGATGGTAGTAAGATTTTCGGTAAGCAAATTCTCGAAGATCCAGATAAGTATTTCACCAAAGAATTTCTCGACGCGCTAGATGTCTTTGCTGGGCAAGAGTTCAAGTATGGTAAGGCTGAAGTTGGGCCAGAACCCGTGAATGATGATGAAGAGTAATACTAGTCATAGTGAGCAGCATATTAGGATAAAGACATGATATGGGATTGGGATTTCTATAACTTACTCATAGCTACTACTGTCGGTATGGGTCTTTTGGCCTGTGGCGTTATACTCGGAAGAAATTATTGGATGAAGCTAGGTGCGATAAACGCATTGGAAATTCTTATTGCACAAGGCTACGCCAGATATCGTTTCGTAAACGGTCAATATGAACTAATTAAGCTTGACATTACAAATAAATTGGACTAATATTATTAAATGCGTATCGAAGAAACTATTCTTCGTCATCTCATACATGACGATATCTATGCTCGTAAGGTCATTCCTTTTTTAAAAAACGAATACTTTAATAGCGCGCCAGAGCAATTGATATTTGACAAGATCAATGCATTCATACTGAAGTACAATACCATACCGACATGTGAGGCTTTACACATTCAGATCGAGGAACAGACTGGATTAAGTGAGGATATACATAAGCAGGCCAGTTCTATTCTATTAGACCTAAAGCAGGGGCCAGAAAAAACAAACGTAGATTGGCTTCGTGATAGCACAGAAAAGTTCTGCCAGGATCGGGCCCTTCATAATGCCATTATGGACAGCATCACTATTCTGGATGGCAGAAATAAGTTGCACACAAAAGAACATCTACCCGAACTATTGAAGACGGCGTTGGCTGTATCATTCGATTCGCATATTGGTCATGACTTTCTTGATGATTATTCAGAACGATATGATTTCTATCATCGCGTAGAGGAAAAGATACCGTTCGATCTTGAGCTTATGAATACGATTACCTATGGAGGGTTATCCAAGAAATCTCTGAACATTATATTGGCAGGTACTGGCGTAGGTAAATCTTTGGCTATGTGTCATATGGCCGCGGCCAATCTCACTATAGGCAAGAAGGTATTATATATTACGCTAGAAATGTCCGAAGAGAAGATTGCCGAGCGTATCGATGCAAATCTACTAAATGTGTTGATAACGGAACTGAATACTCTGCCAAGAGACTCATACGAAAAGAAGATATCTCGTATACGTGACAAGACTGTAGGTAAGCTCATCATCAAAGAATATCCTACCGCAAGCGCACATGTCGGGCATTTTCGCCATTTATTGAATGAGCTAAATCTAAAGCGCGAATTCATTCCCGATATCATATATGTCGATTACCTAAATATTTGTATGTCCTCGCGTATAAAGCAGGGCTCAAATATAAATAGCTATACATATATCAAGTCTATTGCAGAGGAACTAAGAGGTCTAGCCGTCGAACGAAATGTACCGATCATGAGCGCAACACAAACGACTAGATCCGGCTTTGGATCATCTGACCCTGGGCTTGAGGATACATCTGAGTCTTTCGGGCTACCAGCAACCGCCGACTTTATGGTAGCATTGATTACGACTGAAGAACTCGAAGACCTTAATCAGATAATGGTCAAACAATTGAAAAATCGTTATGCTGATCTCACGACTAATCGACGGTTCGTGATTGGTGTAGACAAAGCACGAATGAAGCTATATGATCTAGAAGATGATGCACAGAATGATATACACGATGTTCCGATAATGGACAAAACCACATTTGGAGAAAGGCGAAAAGAAGAAGAAACCATGAAATGGACAACAAAAAAGATGGGCCGTAAAGATTTTTCGAGCTTAAAGGTGTAATATGTCTAAGACTTGGCATAGAAAGCGTAGTTGGGGAGACGATTATGACTCAGACCATGAGCCGTCGACCGCTCGTAAAGAAAAGAAACAGCGAATTCGAGAAGAGAGAATGGCTGAACGGCAATTACAGAGAGAAGAGGAAGACGATAATATTTCTTCTTCCGCGCGTAGATTGCAGCCGCTCGGACGTTAGATAGAGGCGAAGTTCGCTTAATCATCAAGCCGTTGCCCCAAAATAGTCAATATAAGATTGAAGTTTAATAAATAGTATGTACTATCTGCGACATATTATAGTATAACTCTATTTTGGGAGAATATATGGCTAATATTACCATTAGAGGTGTCGATAAGATAGATAATCGGCGTCTTTTCCGAGAGGCTGCTCGTTGGGTAACGGATGATATTCTGGGATCCAAGATTAATGTTAATATGCTAATACGATTTGATAGTATGGCTGGCGATAAAGAATGCTTGGCCATCTGCGAATGGGTAGGCGATGCGGCCAGACCGCGCGATTTCGAAATTACCATACGCAACAATCTGTCTATACGTAATAAGCTTAAGTGCATGATACATGAAATAGTACATGTCAAGCAATATAGTCGTAATGAACTCTACGATTATCAACGTGGCGATTCATGCAAAACCCGTTGGCATAAGCAAATCATAATACGAAATGATAATTGCACTCTTAAAAGATATATGAACTATCCGTGGGAAAAAGAAGCGTATGGAGCTGAAATACCCGTGCTTAAGAAATTTCTTAGAACAAACAAACACATCGATTTAAGAAATTATACGTCATGACGACGAGTCTAACAATATTCGATATAGACGATACTCTATTTCATACCACCTCAAGCGTATACGTGATGCGTGGCGAGCGCATAGTTCAAAAATTGAACGCCGCTGAATTTAATGTATATAAATTGAAGGCTGGTGAACATCTGGACTTTCGAGAATTTCGATCTGCTGCTCACTTTGCGGCCACAGCTAGGCCAATAGCAAATATGTTCACGACGGCCAAAAAAATGATGAAGCATCTATCTGGCCCAGATACTCGATTTATCATCATTACCGCTCGGGCCGACATGGATGATAAGCAACTATTTGTTGATACCTTTCGAAAATATGGATTTGACATAGACCGATCTCACATATATCGTGCAGGTAATATCGCTAAGCCTGGCGCCATAGCCAAGAAGCAGATAATTCATAGAGAACTGAAAAAATATAAATATGACATAGTACGCATGTTTGATGATGCTAAGGCCAATCTGGACAAATTTATTGAATTGCGTATCGAGTTTCCGAAGACCAGCTTTGAGGCGTTTTTAATTCATGAAGACGGAAGAATTACGAGGTATAATGGCTAAAATTCACGGTCTGTTGGAAGACTATCATAAACTTGATGCTAGATATAAGCTATATGCACCGACTCCAACAGAGCGTGGTGAGCTTGCTGTCATCACAGACCTCAATGCTCAGCTTAAAAAACTAAAGCAACCAATCGACGTAAAGGTTGGCACCAAGACTTTCAAAAATATCTACGGTGCTAACAAGATTGCTGGTACACCAAAGGCCGACATTGCACTGGTAACATTCAATAAAACATCTGGTAAGTTTGAGAATGTGTGCTTCATCTCTCACAAGATGGGTACGTCAGCAAAAGATTTCCAACAGTACAGCGGCATTACCACAAAAGCTGATGGTTCGAAGTCCGGTTCAATATCAAATGATCCTGTCGTATTGAAATTCCTTGATGATCTTACAGTTGTCTATAAAGATATCATACTCAAAAAGCAGAGATATCATCGAATCATCAAATCTGATGGTCTTATTGGTAAGTCTGTATTTGGTCCAGTGTATGGCAGCAAAACATATGGCGAAGATAATATTCATGTGATTGGTCAAGGTAATGCCAGTTTTGTCAAGAATGGTGCATCATATAAACTAACATTCTCTGCCGGTGCAGAATATAATGGTAACGTGTCACACTTCAAGACAGGTGGATATACAGCCATCATTGCTGGTAGATATACTTCTGGTCGTAACTTTGAAGCTAAGCGTAAAACATGGCCTGGTGTTCGTGTATTGATTATGCCGTTAGTTGTTATTGGTGGCAATTCTAAAGAGATATAATATCTGATCGGTTATAACGTCCTTATTCATGTTACCATTTTACCAGGAATTATTACAAAATGGTAAACATAATTTCTATTTCAGACCTCTATGAGATTCGTAATCGAAAGAAATTAGAGCTTGAATATTATCGTGACCAGCTAGAAAAATTACAAAACCAAATGGTGCTGATGGAAAAAGAAATCGATCTTACCACAATCATCATAAATATCATAGAGCATGAGAAAATTAAAGTTATAGGAATAGAAAATAAGATCGATAGCTCCGATAATAAATAGAAACATGAACACACATATGTTAAATTACAAATCTTTTATTATAGAATCTGAAGACAAGAATCTTCATATGGAGCATATTGACGACCTTATTTTCAATAAAGGAATTACTGGCGCCCGAGAAATATTTGCATTTATGGCCTCGTTGCGCGATATGCTTTCTGGAAAGACAAAGACAAAGATTACCACCACCGTAAAGTATGACGGCGCGCCAGCCATGTTTGCTGGTATTGACCCAAGCGACGGTAAATTCTTCGTGGCCAAAAAAGGCCTATTCAATGTCAAGCCAAAGCTATACAAAACTCAGAAAGATATCAATGCTGACTTGTCTGGTGATCTAGCTAAAAACTTTTCTATTGCGCTTAAAGAGTTTGCCAAGCTTGGCATAACTTCTGGTGTATATCAGGGCGATTTGATGTTCGTTCATTCGACTCTTAAGAAGACGACGATAGATGGCGAGACATATCTAACATTTCATCCCAATACAATCATGTACGCTATCCCATATGCAAGCTCATTAGCTCAGCGTATTCGGGATGCTCAAATTGGCATAGTCTGGCACACAACATATACAGGTAAGACGATTGCTGGCATGAAGGCCTCTTTTGGTAAACCCATCATAACCAAGATGCATAGAGTCAAATCAGTTTGGATGGACGACGCTACATTCAAGGATGTATCTGGTACAGCCACGATGACAGCCAAAGAGACATCATCTATAAATGCGATACTATCAAAGGCTGAAACTATACTAAAAACAATACCCACCGACATACTGAGTGCTATTTCTTCGAATGAAGAACTTCTTATGCGTATCAAGACATATAACAATACAAAGATACGTGAGGGAGTGGCTATAACAAATACGAAGACACATGTGACTGGCTTATTGAATTATCTTAACGATTATTTCGCCGCAGAAGAAAGTGCAAGAAAGACGGATAAGGGCAAGCTTGCTGTTCGTGCCCGCCGTAAGCTTACATTAGGCCCAATCGTAAACAATGTGGGTGACATGCATAAGATATATGACTTCTATAATGCTATTGTTGACGCAAAGAATATCATTGTGGCTAAGATGAATCAGGCCTCAGCTATTGGAACATTCATTCGTACAGCCAATGGATATAAGGTAACCACTCCCGAAGGGTATGTGGCTATCGATCATCTTACCGGAGGAGCAGTAAAGCTAGTCGATAGATTAGAATTCAGTAAGGCTAACTTCTCAAAAGATGTAATTAAGGGGTGGACTAAATGATTGATGCGTTTATTACAGGATTACTACTGGGCTTCGTACTAGCATTGCTATTGTATAAGTTAATGATTAATTATACACGTAAATAGTCTTCTATTACTTATTCTATATCTACTTTACTTGTATCTACTCTATATCTACTCTATATGCAACCTTCTCTAAATCGTTACACTCTATTATACCATAATAAACGCATATGTCAAGCACTATTTTGGTAGGAGAATATCAAAAATTATAAATAACATTACCTGTGTACCTAA